ATAGGGCGCTATCCCCCGCGACTTTTCAGGGGGTAGTCAAAACTGAGGGATAAAACATGAGCGACATCTGCGCAAGCGTACCCGAAGCATATCGGGAGCACGCCAAAGAACTGGTCGAACAGCTAGAGTTTCAAAAAAGCCGACTAGAGGAAACGCGCAAGAACCTGGACAACGCACCGCTGGTCATGGAATACAACAACGGCGGCGGGCAAAAGGGCATCAGGAAAAACCCCGCCTTTGACGCCTACAACAGCCTAATGAAAACCTATATTCAGACGCTAGCCAAACTACAAGAACTACTCGGAAGCCAAGCATCAACACAGCCGAAAATGGTCGCATTTGCCAAGTACGCAAAAACGATGAAGAGGGCTGCCGATGATTAAAGGCAAGACCGAGCCGCGCATCTACACACCACCAAAACGAGAACTGGCCGAGGACACAAGCCTCGGTTTTGTTTTTGATGAGTGGTGTCGCGAGGTCTGCCAAATAGAACTACTCCCCTGGCAGAAATGGCTAGCGATACACGCGCTAGAGATAGACGGCGACTTCGAGACAGGCTGGCGCTTCCGCTTTCGTAAGGTATTTGTCTTAATAGGCAGGCAAAACGGCAAGAGCCTACTAGCCGAACTGCTAGCCCTATTTTTCATGTACGTCCTAGAAAGCAGGCTAGTACTCGGCACCGCCCAGAACCTAGACACCGCCGAGGAAGTCTGGGACGCGGCAATCGACAGAGCCGAAGCCGAGCCCGAAATGGCGGCACTTATCGACCGAATAGGCAAGGTAAACGGCAAAAAAAGCTTTGAGCTAACAAACGGCTCGCACTATAAGGTCGTAGCAGCAACCAGAAAAGGCGCACGCGGCAAACGCTCGGACATGGTACTCATAGACGAGCTACGAGAACAAACCACCTGGGACGGCTGGAGCGCGGTATCAAAGACCACCAACGCCCGCCCGAACGGTATTCTTTTCGGCTTTTCAAACGCGGGCGACGCTCAAAGCGTAGTGCTTCGACATTTCCGTATGATCGCGCACCGAGCCCTCGGTGACCCCGACGGGATAGCCACAAGCGTACTAGAGGCAACGCCCGACCCGATAGACGCCGACGGCGAGCCGATAGCAGACGACGACGACACGGTCGCCCTATTTGAGTGGAGCGCCCCACCCGATGCAAACGTCCTAGACAAACAAGCCTGGGCGCAGGCCAACCCCTCAATGGGCTACGGCTTTATGACCGAGCGGGCGCTCAAATCGGACGCCATAACCGACCCCGAGGCAGTATTCAGGACAGAGTGCCTTTGCCAATGGGTCGAGGCAGTAGTCCGCGCACCATTTCCCGAGGGAGCCTGGGAGCGATGGCGAGACGAGGGAGCCGAGGACGCCGACGCAGAATACTACTGGGGCATAGACATGAGCGCCGACAGGCAAAACACCGCTATTGCCTTTGTAGCAAAAAGACCAGACGGCACCTGGCACGGCGAGGTCGAGGCATTCCGTACAGGCTTCGACTGGGCAATCAAACTACTAGCACGTAACGCCCCGATGAAAATCGCCCTACAGGGACGCGGCGCACCAATAGCAAGCCATCTAAGCGAACTAGAGCTTATAGACGGGCTAGAGATAACCACCTGCGAGGGTAGAGACCTAGCAGCCTGGACGGGGCGGTTCTACGACGCAATATGTGCCGACGACGAAAACGGGGCGCAGCCCCTAAAGCATATCCCGCAGCCCGCTCTAGACTTTGCGGCTCAGGTAGCCCAAATCAAAACACTAGGCGACGGAGCCTGGACGTGGGACAGACGCAACTCGACCGCAGACATAAGCCCGCTGGTCGCCCTAACAATGGCATACGGGCTTGCCACAGTAGGCAAGACGGAAAAGACCTACTCGTCCGTCTACAACGAAAGAGGAGTGAGGACAGTATAAGATGGGAATTCTTCAACGGCTAACAAGCCGCTATTTGTCATGGTACTACACCCCTGGCAGGTACGGCGTACAGGTAGCCAACTACAGCACGGCGATGCTATACGAGACGCAGCCCAACTTACGGGCTGCGGTTTCATTTCTAGCAGACAACGCCGCCCAAGTACCCCTCAAGGTATACGACCGAGTAGCCAACGACGACAGGCAGCGGATACTAGACAGCCCCGCCGCCCTATTGCTAGAGCGCCCAAACGACGACATGACGGCGTTTGAACTAAAGCGGGCAATCTATAGCGACCTTCTGCTCTACGGGCGCAGCCTAGTCTTGACCCTAAAGGACGCCAAGACCCCAAGCGGCTGGCAGCTGCGGCACATACCCGCAACATGGATAATCAGTTATCGAGGCGCCTGGCCGTTTTCGCCCGAGGCAATAATCATCGGCACAGCAGGCAAGTATATCGAAGTAACAGCCGACAACTTCCTGCTTTTCCACGGCTACAGCCCGACAGACCCGACGCTGGCCGCTGAGCCCGTAAGGGCGCTCCAAGACATCCTGCACGAACAAGTAGAAAGCAACGTATTCAGGCGCCAAATGTGGCAGAGAGGCGGGCGCTTCAACGCCTACATAAAACGCCCCAAGGATGTCGAAAAATGGAGCGATGAGGCATTCGAGCGTTTCAAGACAACCTGGGACAATTCCTGGGCGGGCGACAAGGCACCCGACGCGGGAAAAATGCCCATCCTCGAGGACGGCATGGAAATCGCGCAAGTTCAATTCAACAGCCGCGACGCCCAATGGTCGGAAGCAAAAAAGCTAGGCAGGGAAGATGTAGCAGGCGTCTACCATTTCAACCCCGCCCTGCTCTGGCCGGGAAGCGGGCAAACCTACGCAAGCGCCAAGGACAACGCCCGTGCACTATACAACGACGCGCTGGCGCCGACACTCATGGAAGTTACCGAGCGCATAAACGCATTCTTGCTTCCGCGAGTAGGTGAAAACGAGCGCCACTATGTAGAGTACGACATCACCATCAAGACCGAGGGCACCTTTGAAGAAAAGCTGGCAGCCCTGCAATCATCAGCAGGCGCCCCGATCCTGACACGCAACGAGGCAAGAGCCAAGCTCAACCTGCCAGCCCTAGAGGGCGGAAACGAGCTCATAACCCCGCTCAACGTACTCTCGGGACAGCTAGACGCGCCTATTCAGATACTACAGGCGCCCCCACAGCTAAAGGAAGCGCCCAAAAGCTACAAGGCGAAACCAGACACGGAACAAACCGAAGAGATGGCGGACATCTTCCGCGCATTTTTCAAGCGCCAACGCGCAAGCATCCTGCCCAAACTAGGCGCAGAGAAAAAGCGCGGCAACATCAAAGCCGACGACTGGTGGGACGCCGACCGCTGGAACAGCGAACTATCAGACGCCCTATACCCCATAGCCCTAAAGCAATGCACCGAGAAAGCCAAGGCAACACTAAGGGCGCTGGACATCGACGACGACTACAGCGAAAAGCGCACGGAAAACTACATCCGCAGCATGGCAGACAGGCGGGCGCGGTGGGTAAACGCAACCACCAAAAAAGAGCTCGACCAAGTAGAGGACTGGGACGGCGACGAGGACGCAGACCGCGCAAGCTATAGCGGCGTATTCGACCTAGCAGAGGGCGACCGCGCCGACACAGCAGGCTCAGCCTTTGCCACCGCCGTCGCAGGTTTCGCCGCCCTCGAGGCGCTAAACCAAAGCGGCGTACAAACAGCAACGAAAACCTGGGAAGTAACCAGCGGAAACCCGCGAGACACACACGCGGCAATCGACGGGGAAACAGTACCCCTGAACGAAACGTTTTCAAACGGGGCGGAATGGCCAGGCGACGCAGACGCACTAGACGCCTCGGAAGTAAGTAACTGCCAATGCACGGTGACCATAACCATCTAGAAAGGACAAAGAGCATGGCACAATTCAAAGACGCGCAACAAAGCGCACAGGTCGACGGCGGGCGCGTCGTAGGATACGCCTCAACCTTTGACCGCGAGCCCGACGCCTACGGCGACGTAATCGCCAAGGGGGCTTTTTCTAACAGCCTCAAAGAGTGGGAAGCCAAGATGCAAGACGGCATCTACCTGCCCCTGCTCTACGGGCACAACATGACCGACCCCGCCTACAACATCGGGCGCGTGGTCAGCTTCACCGAGAACGAAAAGGGGCTGCTAATCGAGGCGGAGTTTGACGCCGACAACGAAAAAGCCCAATACGTCCGCAAGCTAGCCCAGGAAGGGCGCCTGTACCAATTCAGCTTTGCCTTTGACGTAAAAGAGAGCGGAGAAACCGAGCTCGAGGACGGGCGCAAAGCAAACGAGCTCAGAGAGCTAGACATCTTCGAAGTATCCCTCGTACAGATACCCGCCAACCAGCACGCGCAAGTAATCGAAGTAAAGGCGCAGAAAATCGGCAAGCGCAACAACGCCAAAGACGCCCAGCAGCTTCGAGAATTACTAGACAAGCTGCAAGACGTAACAGGCGAAATCGCAGAGGCGCAATCTATCGTCAACGGTCTACTAGAGACCGAGGAAGTGCCACCCGAGCCCAACGCGGAAGAGGAAAAGCCCAACGCGGAAGAGGCGAAGGACTACAGCGCACTAATAGACGAGGCAAACCAACTTCTCAAAGGAAGGACACGCAAATGAACATGAAAGAAAAGCTCGACGCTAAGCTCGAAGAGGTAGCAAGCCTCAAGACAGCAGTCGAGGAAGGCGACGGCACCGCAGCAGAAAGCCTGGCTCAAGCCGTCGAGGACGCCCAGGAAATCGAGGCAGCCATCGAGGAAGCCGAAAAGGCAGACGAAATGCTCAAGGGACTGGGCACCCGCCAAGTAAAGAGCGTCACCAACGAACAGCCCAAGACCCTGGGCGAGCACGCCGCAAAGAACCTGAACCTGGAAAAGATTAAGGGCGTGCGCGGCGCATCCACGGGCACGGACTACTACTACAAAGAGGGCTCGCAGACGGTAATTCACTACGGCGTCGAAGAGGTAACAACCTCGCGCGAAATTCCCGCCATTGAATCCGAGACGCCCGTCAAGAACCTGCTGGGCACCGAGACCATCGACGGCAACGCCTACGAGTGGATCGTGATGGGCGACAGTTCGATGGTATCCGCCACCACGCTCGAGGTCGCCGAGGGCGCACTCAAGCCTGAAATGAAGCACGAGTATGGCAAGGTGACAGAAAGCCTCAAGAACTACGCAGGCTGGTTCAAGGAAACCGAGCAGATGCTCGAGGACAACGCATACCTCGAAAGCGCCATCAACAACCGCGGCATCTTCCTGTTTAACACCATGCGCGAGAACGAGCTGGCAACCGAGCTGGCCAGCATCCTGAGCACGGGCATCACCGTGACGGGCAACAACGCACCCGCCGCCCCAATCACCGCCCAGACGGTAACGACCACGGGCACCCTGGAAGCCACCGACATCGCCGACTACATCGCTGAGGCAATCGCCAACGTCAAAAAGAACGGTCACATCGCCCCCGACGCGGTAGTCATGACAAGCGAATGGGCTCAGGCACTTCGCACGGGCAAAGACGACAACGGTCAATACTACGGCGGCGGCTACGCACAGAACGCATACGGTAACGGCGCATACTCCCTGCTCCCCAGCATCTGGGGTTTGCCCGTAATCGAAAGCGACGCCATCGCAGACGGCGCCGAAGGTGTAGGTGCAATCGTTGGTAACTTCCGCATGGGCGCAAGCTACATCACCAAGAACCGCGGCGGCCTGCGCGTAAACGCAACCAACAGCAACGAGGACGACTTCATCCACAACCTGGTGACGGTACGCATCGAAGAGCGCGGCTTGCTCGTAGTTCGCGCCCCCAAGATGTTCGCCCTCGTAACCGCTGGCGAATAATGGCGCTTAGCTTTGACCGCAAGGTCGGTCGTTGGGTACAAGCGAAACCCCGCCGCACGGGCAAGGCTAAAGATGAACTTCTAGCCGAGGTAGAGGAAACGCTGACCAATGACGAGATGGCCGAAGCCGTGGCACGCGGTAAGAAATCGCCTGCCAAGCCACGGAAGAAAGCCGCCGCACCTAGGAACAAGGCGCGGAAAACACAAGACAAGTAAGGGAGAAAAGATGCACACCCCGTGGGGCTACCAAACAGAAAACCTGCCGCCTTTGATGGATCCCGCAGCCTTTGACCTAGCAACGGGCAACCAATACAGCGGCGACCTGCGCAAGAACATCGCGCTCGAGGCAGCAAGCGCCGCAATACGTAACGAATGCGGCTGGCACATCGCCCCGAGCCTAGAATGCACCGCGCAGCTAACCGCCAACGGGCGCCTGGCAGTACTCCCCGCCAACCTAGTGACCGAAATATCCGAACTAAAGGAAAACGGGCAAGAACTAGGCGCGGGCGACTTCGAGGCTAGAGCGGACGGGCTAATCAGGCGAACAGGTTTCAAGAACTGGGCGCGAGGCTGGGGCGCTATCGAGGTCAGCTATATGGCAGGCTACGAGCAAACCCCGCCCGAGATTGAAGCAGCCCTACTGCGAATGGTAGAGGCGGCTCTATCAGTACCCACGGGCGTGAACTCCGAAAGCGCGGGCGGAGTATCTATCAGCTACTCAACCCAAGCCGCAGGAATAGCATCCTCACTAATCGGGGGCATGGCTTCAACCCTTGCCCCCTATAGGCTGGTGAGGGCGTATGCTTCCTAGCTTCGCAAGCGCAACCGTAAAAATTCAACGCGCCGCCCTAGTAGAGACACGCGGCTCAACCATTCGAGACTGGGACAACTACACCGAGCACTGCCTCTCAGGCTGCGAGGTGCAGGAAACGTCCACAGCCAGCAACGAACTAGGAAGAGCCGAACAGGTAACGGATAGATGGGAGCTATACGCCCCACCATGTGCCGACATACAGACGGGCGACCGCGTAATTTTTCATGGGGAAGCCTACGAGGTAGACGGCGCACCCTTCAAATGGAAATCGCCCACGGGGCGTGTTTCCCACACAAGGGCGCACCTGGTTAGATGGAGCGGTTAGATGGCTACAGAGGTCAAACTGGAATTCATAAACGAGGGCTTCAAAGAAATACTCAGAGGCGCACCAGTAGCCCAAGTAGTAGACGAGGCAACAGCCTCAATACTAGCAAGGGCGGGCGCAGGGTACAAAAGCCATTCGTTTATAGGCTGGTACGGTAGCCGCTATATAGGCGTAGTAGAGACGGGCGACTTCGAAAGCCGCCTCGACCAAGCCAAGAACAAGACCCTACAGACGGCGGTGAACGGATGAGAAACTGCAAAACGATTGACATCGAGGACGAGCTGCAAAAAGCCCTAAACCTAGACGGGATAAAAGCAGCCGCCCCACCCGTCCCCGCAAACCTAGCCCCTTCCGTTTTCGTATATCGAACGGGCGGCTTTTCGCAAGCCTACGTCCAGGACGTAAACACCGTGGACTTCGACATCTACGCAAGAACGGAAGCCGAGGCGATGGCCAGGGCGTGCAATCTAACCGAATGGGTGCGAGCCCTACCAGAACGCCAACTAGAGGGCGCAACGGTCTACTTTTCAGACATAACCACACTCCCCTACAACAACCCAGACCCAAACAACCCGACCCTGCCACGGGCGACCTTTAGCGCCCAGATAGGAACAAGGGTCACACATAGGAAGGAGACGGCATGAGCCTTAATGCCGCAAAGGTCTTGATTGGCACCGCCGACCAGACCACAACAGGCGCAATTCGCAACGGCGACGTTATTACAGACGACATCAGCTCCTGGACTTTCGCCGACGCGGAAAACGCCATCCAAGACATGGTCGCAAGCGGCTACGTTTCGGAAGATGGCCTCGAGCTCTCGCCCGAGTACAGCACCAACAACATCCCCGAATGGAACGGCAACACGGTACGCACCGTCCTCGAGAGCTTCGACGGTACGCTGGCATGGAGCCTCATTCAGCAGGACTACGAGAGCTGGTGCCAGGCAATCGGCGCCGAGTACGTAACCAAGACCGCCGCAACACAGAGCGCAGGTGAGCAGCTCCACATCAAGATGGGCAGCCACCTCGCCCCCGCCCAGTCCTGGGGCTTTGCCCTCAAGGACGGCGATGTTCGCGTTATCATCATCGTGCCCAACGGACAAATCACGACCCTGGACGCAATCACCTTTAATAGCAGCAGCGCGGTGGCGCTTCCCGTAACGCTTAGCTGCTACGACGACGGCGCGGGCAACCCCATCCACATCTTCATCGACGACGGCATCAAGGCTGCCTAATGAAGATTAAAGTGCTCGAGAAATTCCGCGATGTAAAAACGGGCGAAATTTACCAGCCTGGACGCATCCTGGAAGTAGACGACGCCAGGGGCAAAAAGATAGTCGCCGCCAAACTAGGCGCCGCTCTCGACAAGCCAAAAAAGAGCGACAAGAAAGACGAGACGAGGGAGTAGACCCATGCGCAGCTTCGGAAAAGACACACCAGAGTTTTTTACATTCACCATCGGCGATGACGAGAAAATCTATAAGATACCTTTAGCGACGAGCGTGCCACACACAACAACGCTCAAGTTCGCAGAGGTAGCCGCCATCGCAGACCCCGCTACAAACCAGTACGAGAGCCTGAAACTTCAACATGAATTCTTGCGCAAGTACATGGGGGAAGTAGTAGACACCCTGACGACCAAGCAAGAAAACGAAATCTTCGAGGCTTGGTCAGCAGCCACTAAGGAAGAGACAGGGGTCACGCAGGGGGAACAATAAGCCTGGCGCGGATAATTCAAAAGTACGAGGCAGCGTTTGACTACGACCTAATGACCCGAACAGGAAGGTCACTCGGCGAGTACCTAGACATGGGGGCGGCGGGCATCGTCGCCCTCATTCACTTTCTGCGCAACCTAGACGGTGACAGCGCAATCGCCAAGGAAGCAAGCGGCGGAAAAGCCGCCGAATGGAACACACACTTCAAGTCAAACGCCATGATTGCCGACATTTACGACGCGATCCAGGCACTACAGTACACCGTCGCCTCTATGGGCGGCGGCAAGCCTAATAAGCCCAAGCCATACCCAAGGCCGTGGGCTAAAGGCGAGACCAAGAAATTCGGAAAAGACCCAGTCCCGATTAGTAAGTTTTGGGACTGGTGGACGCGGAAGGAAAAACGATGAGCAACGGCGTAGAGGTAGCCCGTGCGTTTGTAACTATTGTGCCAGTAGCTAAAGGCGCACAGGGAGCAATCGCGAACGCTATCGTGCCAGCAGCCACAAGCTCGGGCAAAGCCGCAGGCATAGCCGCAGGCGCCCCCATGCTAGCAGGCATAACGGGAGCCCTCGCCAAGTTCGTCGCACCCGCCGCGATATTCGCCGGCCTTGCCCTAGTAGGCAAAAAGGGCGTCGAGGCATTTCAAAAAGTAGAAGAGGGCGCGAACAACGTAATCAAAGCCACGGGAGCCACGGGCGAACAAGCCAAGCAGCTCACAGACGTATACAAGCGCGTATCACAGAACGTGGTGGGCGACTTCGCCGACATCGGCTCAGCGGTAGGCGAAATCAACACCCGCCTGGGGCTACAGGGCGACGAGCTACAAACAGCCTCCGAGGCAATGATGAAATATGCCAAGGTAACAGGGCAAGACGCAACAGCAGCCACCAAAGACGTGGCAAGCATGATGCGAAACGCAGGCATACCAACTAGCGAACTTTCTGCAACCCTAGGCAAGCTAACCGTGGCAGGGCAAGCCGCAGGCATCGACGTAGCCAAGCTAGCCCAGAATACAACCAAATACAACGCGGTCATGAAACAGCTCGGCTTGAGCACCGACGAGCAAATCGCCCTCATGGCGAAATTCGAGCAATCGGGCGCCGATACCGCAAGCATCCTAAACGCCATGAAAAAGGGCGTGGCAAACTGGGCGAAAGAGGGCAAGGACGCCAAACAAGAATTCGCAGCCTTCGCTCAGGGCGTACAAGACGGCACCGTCACCGCGGGCGATGCGGTAGAGATATTCGGAGCACGCGGCGGTCTTTCGATGTACGAAGCCGCACAAAAGGGGCAACTATCCTTCGAGGATATGTTCGACGCTATCAGCACCGCAAGCGGAGAAAGCCTCGACACGGTCTATCAGGACACGCTAACAGCCAGCGAAAAGATAGACCTCGCCTGGCAGAATATAACCCTAGCCAGCGCGGAGATATTCGCCCCAGTAGCTACCGCATTCTCAAACGCACTAGACAAGTACGTCCTGCCATTTGCGCAAACAGTATCCAGCGCGTTTATTGAAGCGGACAGCGTACTACAAGGCTTCGGAAATCTAGCCCAATCAGCCCTGGGCTTTTTCCAAAACCTAGTGGTGGGGATAATCGAGGGCATCCCCAACGCAATAGACCAGTTTGCCAACTTTATAGACACAGCACTCACCGCCCTAGCGGACGGCTCGGGAGCCATGAAAACAGGCGGCTCGGAATTCTTCGCCAAGATAGCCGAGGCAGCCAAAGAGAGCTGGCCGAAGATTAAAACGGCGCTATGGAACCTACTGCAAACAGTAGGCGCCTCAATAGCACGCAACGCCCCGACAATAGCCAAGAACGCCGCCGAGATGCTAGGCGGGCTAGTTAAGGGCATCGTCAAAGCAATACCAGGGGCGCTCAAAGCCCTGGGGAGCGGTCTGCTATCGCTAATTAAAACCATCATCCAAAAAGCCCCGCAATTCCTAGCCAAGGGCGGCGAGCTAGTGAGCAAGATGGCAAGCGGCATCAGCCAGAAACTGCCCGAGCTGCCGAAGAAAATCGGCGAGGGACTTACAAAAGCCATAACAGCGATAGTACAAAAGCTGCCGCAATTCCTGGCTAAAGGTGGCGAGATTGTAGGCAAGATAGTCTCAGGCATCACATCAAAGATAGGTGAAGTGCCCGCAAAGATAGGCGGCGGCATTACCAATGCCATCGGCAAGGTAACGGGAGCCGCAGGGCAATTCCTATCAGGCGGCGCGAGACTAACCAGCAACCTGGTCTCAGGTATCGGCACTAACATCGGGCAAGCCGCGCAGAAATTCGGCACAGCCGCAAGCAATTCGATCACGCAAGTGAGAAACCGCTTCTCTAGCATGCAGAGCGCAGGCTCAGGCATGGGCGGCAAACTTGCGACAGGTATCGGAAGCCAGGGCGGCAACGTAAAAGGACAAGCCTCACAGATTGCCTCGAAGGGCTACAACGGCGTACTCGGTCTAGACACAAAGTGGTACTGGGCGGGCAACAACATGAGCAAATCGCTCGCGACAGGTATCAGGTCAGGACAATGGGCGGTCATATCAGCCGCCGAAGCAGTAGCCAGCGCAGCCATCAGCGCAGCCAGAAGCAAGCTGAAAATCAACTCCCCTTCAAAGGTATTTATCGAAATCGGCAAGGGCATCAACGAGGGCTGGTCAACAGGTATCGACAAGACCGCAGGCATGACCATCGACGCGGTGGGAGAAACCGCCAAGAAAGCCATCAAGGCGGGAGAAATTGACCCGCCAAGCATTGAGGGCATAACGCGGGCAAGCGTACTGGCAACCCCAAGTCTTGCAACGGGCAACTACGGCGCCCCGATCGTGAACATAACAGGAAACACCTTCGAGGTCGCCAACGACATGGACGCCCGCGCACTAGCCGAAACCATCGGCACGGAAGTTCAACGACAACTAGCAGGAAGGGTCGCTTAGATGACATCCTATAACGGCGTAATCTTCGACGAGCTGGGCGACGTAGGCAACCCAACCGTTGAATATGCGGACTACCAGACAGCCGTCTACACAGCCAACGGCATGGACGGCAGCGTGCTCTCAAACTTCAAGCGCGGCGCAACACAGATAAAGTTCGACCTGACGCTCACAGGCACCGAAGCCGAGCGCCTAGAGAAAATGACCACGCTCGCCAACTGCCTAAATTCGCCCCTCGGGAGCCTGGTACTACCAGGACAAGAGGGCTCATACTTCGAGGCAAGCCCGCACGTAACCATAACGCCAGCGAGATACATTGACGGCTTCACCATACCCCTGACCTTCATCGTACCTAGGGGGCACGCACTAGGCGAAGAGAAAACCGTCACCTGCAATTCAACAACCCCCACAGAGTTTGAAGTTGGCGGGATAGCGCCTGCCATCTGGACGGCGGAATTAGACACAGCCAGCTCGTACTACGTAACAATCAACGTCGCCGACAACCAGGCGATGAACTACCCGACGAGGCTTATCATACCAGGCCCCTTTGAGAACTCCGCACCATTAGCAGCGCCCGCGTTTATCGACGCCGACACAAGAACAACAATCGGCTCAAAAGACGTGCTGCCAGAATACGGAGCCCCGACGATAAGAAGCACCTGGCCAGAGCTAACCCCTGGCACCTGGTACATAAACGCGATTGATGAGGCAGACGAGCCCCGCGAGGTAACGCTAAAGTATAGAGAGGCATTGTTGTGGTAAAGCAATACTGGAGCGAAAGCTCAACCGAAAACCGCATCGAGGTCTCAAACTATAACGGCGACATGCTCTTCTTTGCCTGGGGCACCGAGCTGACCACCAACCATGGCACGCCCACGCGCCCGAACTACCAGAAAGCCACGGGCATGGGCGAGCCGTATGTTTTTGGCGCAACCATCTACGGCGCACTAAACGACTTCCAGCCAATACAGAGCCCGAACGTAATCGACCCGACGACCACCGTCTGGGGGTATGTAACTGCATCGGGAACTTTCGCAACAAGTCATAGCAAGGGCGAGCGGCGCAGCGACTATATACCAGTAACACCAGGCGAGACGATAACGCTCGGCTGGGATTGCGACCTGGGCGGGCAAGCAGCCTGGATGGGCTGGTTTTTCTATGACGAGAACAAGACCAAGGTCGGCTCACGTACCACCACAACGAACAAGACGCGCACGCTAACCGTACCGAACAATGCAGCATATATCGTAACGAGCGCAAGACTATATGACGGTGGCTATTTATACCTGGCACACACCACTGAGACCGTAACCTCACCATACGGCGGTATAACAATCGTCACGGGAAACGGCAATGTATCGGTGGACTTAGGCGGCAATTCACTAGCAGCCGTGCCATCAGTACGAGACGAGGTAGAGGTCGGCACCGATGAGACGGTTGTGTACAAGTATGTAGGATACACAAACCAAGCAACCACCGACGGGATAGCACAGACGCACACGCTAGGCGTGGACGCGGTTTCATCAGACGGCACCTTCAACGATGGCGCGGACGTCTACTACAGCCAAGACGTAGAAGTCTACAGAACTACAGGCGTTGCATTCCCGATCCCGACACCCGCGCAATTCGAGACCGTACCGAGCACCGATATTGTCCGCTATATAGACCTTTCAAGCCAAGGGCTAGGCATCAGAGACGAGGGCTTTCTAAACCTAGACATCCCCTACCTGGCGAAATTCGGGGACAAGGCAGACCTGCTAATTATTCACGAGGGCGAGGCAAGGTGTGACAGAAACACCGAGCTGCGCTACATAACCGACGCGCAATTCAACTGGCGCAAAGTATCGGGCGGTTTCGAGGGAGATATAGGGGCGGCTACAGTAGCCCAATGCTCGACTATTCCCAAGAAAGACTATACGGTCGTAAACGGCAAGATGAAAATCAAGACCGACCTGGCGACCTTTGAGGAAGTGGTCGCCCACTACGAGCAAGCGGGCTTTTGTTTTATCTGGCTAGTATACGACGACGAAATATATCTACGAGGTCAAGCCGAGCTGCAAGTTCAAAACGGCACGGTCATTCAGCTAGTAAGCAAAGACAATACAGCCCTCGACATTTTGCCGAGCCTAATCGAAGGACGCTGGCTCTGGCGCGAGATTGAATACAGAGGACAACTCCGCGTCATTCTAGGCAGACCGCAGGAAGGATGGAGAGACGTCGAAGGCGGCGGCGAGCTCGCACCCAAACAAATCCTCAAGCTAAAGCGATACGAGGCTATAAATGGCGAGCGTTACATAGACATCGACACGACCGAGAAACTAGAGCGCGGGCGCTACGTTTGGGTACAATCGCCCATCGACAACGAGGTGCGCTGCTATGTAGTCTGGAACGAGAACACAAAGCACGACCAAGACTTAGCCATAAATTCGTATAGATGCGTTTGGCAGCTACAAGCGGAATTCTCAGGCTTTCCATGCACAGCCCAGCCAGGCACAGGCGGCACGCCCGCAACATGCAGCCAAGCCATGAACGCCCTACTAGAGCACAGCTTCAGCTGGGAGATAGAAACCGACATCACCCAAACCGCAAGCGCATCGTTTTGGAGAATGAGCGCATGGGAAGGACTAGCCGAGCTAATCAAAAACTGGGGCGGCGAGGTAGACATGGAAGCTGGCTACCCCACCTTCAAAGTACTGAAACACATCGGGAGCGAAACCCCCTGCTTTTGGTACGAGTACGGCAAGTCTACCGTTGCAAGCATAACAAGGAAGATGGCAGACGGCGCGAACTACAAGGCAATCACTCCGCTAGGCGCAGCGCAAGAAACCGCCAACGGCGGAGTGGGCAGAAAGATAGACATCAGCTCAGTAAACGGCGGCGACCCCGCGCTATACGACATAGACCCCGAAGCCTACGGGATGTTTAGGATGGCGTTTGTTGAGAATTCAGAAATCAAAACGCCCGCCGAGCTAAAAGCCTGGGGGCAAAGCGTACTGCAACAGATAACGCGCCCACAGCCCACCTACGAGGTGGAGCTTGCCGAGGCGCTAATCAAGACAAGCGGCTACATACCGAGGCTCGGAGATGAGGGCTACATCATCGACGAAGAGATGGGCTGGAGAATTCAGTCAAGGATACAAGCCATCGAAGCCGACGAGATAGCCTGCACGATTAAAGCCTCGGTTTCCAATAGCGAGGTCGGCGTCACAAGCCTGGCAAAAGAGATTGTGAGCTTCGACAAGAACACGGCTATATTGCCCTATACAGCCAACCTACCGCTGGCATCAGGGGTGCAAGCATCCGCCAGCAGCAACCAGACACCGCGCTATCTGCGGTTCGACAACGTTGTCTGTATTCATGGAGCCGTAAACAATAAGGCGGCGGTCGCAGCGGGCGCAAACCTGACTATATCAACCCTGCCCGAGAGTATCCGGCCGAAGAAAGCCGTATTTGCCATTTGCCAAGGCTCAGGCGGAGCCATCTGGATGCTAGCCATCAACCCCTCGGGAGCGATGACATGCGAACGCTACAGAAACGGCTCGACAAATATTCAAATGCCCGCAGGCTCATGGCTGCCTTTCACTATTACGTACATCCTAGACTAAATGGGAGCAACATAAATGGATCAAGTAATCACCGCCGAAATAGTATTCGCAGTAGTAGCCGCAAGCGCGGTTATTTACGGCTGGATTAAAGGCTCGGGCGATAAAACCAGCGAAATCTTGACGCGCCTCACCCGACTAGAGACCAAGCTGGACGGCCTAGCGGAAGTGGTAGAGAAACACAATCACGTAGTCGAACGCACCTTCAAGATTGAAAGCGACCTGAATACAGCATTTAAGCACATCGACCGCATGCGCGACGACGTCGACAAGATAAACAGCATCAAACTAGGGGGCACGGAATGAGTACAGGCTTCACAGCATTTGAAACGGTAAACCTACAGCTCACCATCGAGCCAACAGGGGCGCTAGACGACTACCAGGAAATCATGGTCTCGGTAGTACAAGGTGCGCAGAGAGTAGACAAGCCCTACCAGAAAGACGCGCACGAGGTAGACGGCGACATCATCCATTTACGACTAGAGCAAGACGAGACGGGCAAGTTCACATACTACGAGCCCAACCCTTGCGGCGAGCACGACCCGCGCAACCCACGCATACAGGTCAATATCCTATACGAAGGCGGGGAGCGCAGGACTACCAACATCGCAAGCCTCGACCTATACGAACAGCTCTACAAAAAGAAGATGGGCGGTTAGCATGGAAGACCTAACATTAAGCATCCAGCCGCGCTCTGGCATTAGTTTGGAACTCGAAAAAGGCGCGATACTCACACCCGCCACCGACGACAAGCTCGGCGGCATCAAAACCGACAGCGCAAACGGCATCTATCTTGACGAGGAACGCCGCCTCGTCGTGGATCGCACCGACACCGAGGCAAGGCAAGCAGCAGCGCAAGCACAAGAAACAGCTGACAGCGCAGCAGAGGCAGCACAGGCAGCGCAGACAAGCGCGGACAATGCTCAGTCAGCAGCCGATACCGCGCAAGCTAAAGCTGACCAGGCAGACACTAAAGCAGACCAAGCGCAAGCAGACGCAACACAAGCCAAGGCAAACGCGCAGCAAGCCATGACAGATGCAGACGACGCAAAGGGCGCAGCATCCTCAGCGCAAGCGGTAGCAGGTGAAGCCATGGACACGGCAAACCAAGCACGGACAGACGCTACTCAAGCCAAGACGGACGCAAGCAACGCACTCACAACCGCGCAGGCGGCAGATAGCAAGGCAGATGCGGCTCAGTCGAGTGCTGATAGCGCAGCAGCAGCAGCACAGGGCGCCCAGAGTACGGCGAACACCGCTCAGTCCACGGCTAGCGATGCAGCAGCGGCAGCAGCCACGGCAGCCACGGCAGCCGCCGCCGCGCAATCAACAGCAGACGGGGCGGCAGCAGCGGCTTCTAGCGCGGCTACTTCTGCCGCTACCGCGCAATCTACTGCCGAGGCAGCGCAAACCGCAGCAGCAGCAGCGCAATCAACAGCAGACGGCAAACAGGATGCGCTAGTTTCAGGCGAAAACATCAAGACCATAAACGACGAGAGCATCTTAGGCGCTGGCAATATCGAAACTCTGACCGAGATACCCGCAGCAACAGACACCAACATGGGCGGAGTAAAGACCAACCCAAGCCAGAACATCGACCTGAACGACGACGGGCAATTAGAGGTCGGCGGACGCCTAGGGCAGACGGTAGACCTCGGACTGTATAACCCAGTATTTGCAGACCCTGTTGCGGTTGGTCGCTTTTCGCTGCTCATGTCCGAAGCAAAAGGGCTGACGGCTGCACACCGCGAGCTCATTATTGCGGGCGGCAGCGGGCTGACCCTCAAGACAGCGGCGGCTGCAGGGGCAACGGAATACAGGGTCTCGAACACGCAACAAAATCGTTTTGTTTGCGCATGCTTTGTCGGCAATGGCAGCGTGCTCACCCTAGACGAGGCATATGCGAAAGAAAAGACGGTGCCGATTGTTTCTTGCCAGTTCGCCAACGGCGGGGACGTCACCGCATATTTTGGGGCTACCGAAAGCAATAATGATATTGTCATCACAACATCTGAGAGTATCAACCCAGACAGCGCCATCACGAATATTCGGTGCTACGGCAGCTGGGCAAGCGCCGACACAATCAGCGCCGGCCAGGGCAACAGGTCAGGCGGCGGAAAGATACTACAAATCGGTGCATCACTTTTTGTGGGAGCGGGCACCAATCAGGTCTTGCAATTAGGCAATAGACAATATGCGACCAAGAATAACTGCATCATCATAGGAAATGACATGATAAGCGCCAAGCAGTTCTGGGCGCTAATCGGGCAAGGCCACGACACCACAAGAGGCGGTGAAGGTGGCGCCGCGTTTGGCAAATGGAGCGACATCACAGCCACCACCAAACTTGCGGTGGGTAATGGAACGGCGTACAACGCCAGGTCGAACATCTTTGAGGTCAGGGACAACGCGGGCGCTTCCGAAGTCATTTTGAAATCGCCGAATAAGACTAGCTGGAAGATATCCGTTGACGACACGGGCAATTTACAAACAGTGCAACTGTAAGGAGCGAACATGACACGCATCACTAAAGACTATTTGAAGGAATGGGCAATCGCGGCGGGCATCCGCGCAATTAAGACCGTAGCACAGACAGCAGCGGCAATGCTTCCTGTAGGCGCAACCATTCAGGAAGTAGGCTGGATGACGGTATTATCGACCGCCCTACTTGCGGGAGTATTGAGCTTCCTGACTAGCGTTGCAGGTATCCCCGAAGCAGCCGACGGGCAAGACCTAGGGCGCATTATTTCCTCGGAGTAGACCATGAGCAAGATAGACAAAATGGTCGCCAAGGCGATAGAGATAGCCAACAACGACGCGCACGGATACTCGATGCTAGACCGCTGGAGAAACGACTATGACTGCTCGAGCCTAATGTATATTTGCGCCAACGACGCAGGCTACAACATCGGTGTGGGTACAGACGCAACCCGCTACACAGGCACCATGAAGCGCGACTTCACGAAAGCAGGTTTTACCGCCATCCCCTTTTCACAGGTCGGGCTAGGCGGACTAAAGCGCGGCGACATCTTACTAAACGAGGTACACCATACAGAAATGTACATCGGCAACGGCAAGTTAGTCGGCGCCCACTGGAACTGGGACGGGAAGCAAGGCGACAGCTCAGGCAACGAAATCAGCATCGGCGACGCCTACATCTACAGCGACGGCTGGGACTACGTACTCAGACCCCCAGCAGAAACCCCCAAACCGAAAGAGGATGAGGACTTGAAAAAAGTTATCAACACGGGCGGAGCCGTCCACCGCTTCTACAACCCCAAGGGCTGGCACATGCTAACCCTAGACAAAAACGAAATGGCGGCAATGAAGAAAAACGGATGGAAGGACGAGGGCGTGGCATTCACCGCCCCCAAAGGCGGCGTCATCCCCATTTACCGCTTCTACAACCCAAACATTTCCGACCACCTATTCACAGCCGACTACAAAGAGGCGGAAAAGGTACAGAAAAATGGCTGGCGCTATGAAGGCGTGCCATTTTTCGGAACCGAGACGGGCAAGGCAGTATTCAGGCTCTACAACCCCAAGCTGAGCGCACACCACTACACCGCAGACGCCAAAGAGCGCGACGAGCTAGTCAAAAAGCACGGCTGGACGGATGAGGGCATCGCATGGAGATACTAGACACAATCTACACAGCCACAGAGCCGCTATGGATCACAACCGCGGCGGTTTTGGTCTTGATATTGCTACTGACATTCATCTGGCCTGAGCAATACTAGAGACAAAACGCCCCCGAAAACGCCCCCGACATAAGACCAGAAAAAAGCAGGTCAGAGAAACAACCCCTCTGACCTGCGGTTTTATGGTGGAGCATAGGGGGCTCGAACCCCTGACCTCATGGCTGCCAGTAATACTCCCGTGTGGTACATTTCACGACACATTGCGCCACTTTACAGCCTGACCAGGCAAAACACCAGTTCGTAGCAAGGGCAGAAATGCAAGAAATTCTGCAAACCGCCCCGCAAACCGCCCCGCGCCTACTTTCTGAGAGCGCCTAGAGCCTGGACTGCCTCGCGCATATCCGCGTCTTGGGCGTGGGTATAAATCTCAAGGCTAACTTTTACCGATGAATGACCTGCAAGCCGTTGCATAACGCTAGGGTGTACGCCTGCTTGCGCTAGGTTGGTGAGATACGTATGGCGCAGCTCGTGTATAGTCATATCAAACCCCAACCGCCCACGGTGGCGAGCCCACCAAAGACGCAATGCGTTATACGACAGCGGTCGCCCATCATTTCCACAGCACAGACGGTCGCTATCTTCTAACACTCCCCCACACTTACTCAATCGCCCGACCAAGTACCGCCGTCGCTCGGCGATATATTCCATGTCGGCTTCGTTCAACGGAACACGGCGCACCCCCGCGTCTGTTTTCGTTATCTCACGGCGCACTACTAGCGCATCTTCTACCAAATCAGACCAACACAACCCCAAAGCCTCGGACGCCCTAAGACCAGACCGAGCAATCAAAGAGACGGCAAACCCCGCCGCGCTTTCGACCCCTAGACTATCAAGCAACGCCCCCACAGACGCACCAGACGCCGCTAGACGCTCCTTTTTTGGCTGAGGTATTACTACATCCGAAAACGGGTCAGAGACAGCTAGACGGTTTCTCATGGCTTCACGGTAGACGCTACGGGCGCACTTCACTAGGTGAAGGCGAGACTTTGCGGACAGAGGACGACCAGATGGCGTACATCCCCGCTCAATATCAGCCAAAGCCATCCGCACATCTTCGGTGGTAATATCTGCCAGAGGGTAATCTAGCACGCAATCAAAGACCCGCGCAGCCCAGCGGTACTGGTCGGCTGTGTGGCTAGAGATAAGCCCAGCGGCAAGGCGTGATGCAGCTAGAGAGCGCATATATTCTGGCAGGTTGAAATCATCGAGGGGACGCGCCTCACATTCTGCCTCGAAATCGCGCAGAGCACGATCGGCGGCGCGTCTCGTCCCGTTGAACCGCCTGGAGTATCGCCGACGCTTTCCGTCCCTCCACAGGTCGACCCTAAGGCGCCAATGGGTACAACGCCCAGGCTCCAATGCTTCAAGATAGGCGCTCATTTTTCGACCATTGAAGAAACCAGAGACGAGATACTATCTCGCTGCTCGTCAGACAATGCGCGAAAGTTGGATATAAGGTGATACTCGACCTCGGTCATGCTGTCCGAAATCTCAAACACCTCTACACCGTCATAGACCAACTCAGCAACCGACACATCAAAGAGTGCGGCTATCTTTTCGAGCATTGCCATCTTCGGAGATATACGCCCGCTTTCGTAGTACGACACCGCCGAGCGGGTAATACCCAAGGCGTCGGCTAGTTGCTGCTGAGACATACCCGCAAGGCGTCTCAGGCTTGAGATATTTTTTGCTACAGACATAAAACCACCATTCACGAAAAATACACTTATATAATAGTGAGTTAAACTTTACAATGTAAGCCCGTGAGTTATAATCAACCTAGAAAGGAGGTGGACTATGAAATTAAAAGAGGTCAGAGAACTTCACGGCAAGAGCCAGCAGCAGGTCGCAGACGCCCTAGGCGTTACACGGACACGGTATTACCAGATGGAAAGAGACCCCTCACGGATACGCATTGACCAAGCCAAAATCATCGGCGAACTGTTTGGAATACCTCCTGCAAACATTTTTTTTGACAAGTAGGGTGACTATAAATCACGAAAGGAGGCACGATTGAATGTTGTACACAGTCAAAGAAGTAGCCGCAGAACTACGCATCAGCCACGAAGGGGTACGCCGCATGGTACGGCAAGGGCGGATGGATTCCGCGCTCGTATCCCGAGTAGGGACGCACTACCGCTTCGGAAAACTAGACCCGAGAAAGAGGGAGAAAAAATGAGCGCCCAAAGGACGCCCACCAACAAAACAATAGTATCACAGCCCGACCTTTTCGGTCTAGGAAAAGGCGAGCAAGACATCCAAGCCGCCCACGACTGGCGAATGAAAAACCCCGCCATTTACTATGCCATGCTAAGGCGAGCCCAGAAACAAGCCGCAGCCGGCCAGCGGGTAGCAATCGACGAGCTCTTCAACTGGGCGCGATACAGCCTCGAGTTTCAGGGCGACGAAACTCGCTATAAATTGAATAACAATTTACGGGCACCACTAGCCAGGCTCATGGTCGCCGACTTCCCAACGCTCAAAGACTATATGGAGCTAAGGGCAAGCCGCAGCGACACCGCTATGGGGGTGCGCGGGTTATGACGCGGTTTTACATCAAAGGCATACCCACCAAGCGCCGACCAAGGTTTACCAGAGGCGGGCGCGTCTACGTAGACGGTATGACGGTAGCCGAGGAGGCGACTATTGCCAACGCCTACCGTGGGCCTTTTTTCCAAGGCAAGGTGGAAATAATTCTGCACATCTACCCAAAGCTACCCAAGAGCACGCCAAAGGGCATAGACAGCGCCCCGATGCTTAAGAAGCCTGATTGTGACAACTGTTTAAAAATTTTTTTAGACGCACTTCAAGGGAAAGCATACGCCGACGACAAGCAAGTCTGCAAGGCGACCGTAATCAAACACGACATGCAACGGATAGAGACGGACTATTGCGTCTGTACTATCCGTGAGTTAGGGAGGGAGCAATGAAAATCACCAACAGGGAAGGACTACCGCAGCCCTTCGTGGACGCAGTAGCCTCAGACTACCGCTACAAGCCGAAACGCTACAGCGCAACCGCGATAAACAAGGGGCTCAGAGAAGCAATATTGCAGCACCGACACGACGACGAGGTCGAGCAAGACGCCAGCGAGATGGTCTGGCTCATTTTCGGCAAGGCGGTACACAGCATACTCGAGAACGCCGCCGAGACACCCGACCAGCTAAAGGAAGGCAAGCTCGTCGAGGACATGGGCGACGGCTACGAGCTAAGCGGGATATTTGACCTATACGACGCTAAGACCGAGACCGTATCAGACTACAAGACCGCAAGCGTGTGGAAGGCTATATACAACGACTGGGCGGACTATGAGCGGCAACTTGCGATATACGCCTGGATGCTAAACAAGGCAGGCTTTCCCTGTCACAACGGCGAAATAGTAGCTTTTTTCAAGGATCACTCAAAGACCGAAGCAGCCAGGCGGGCGGACTATCCCCCGCTACCAGTAAAGCGCATCACATACACCTGGAGCGATGAAGAGCTCGCAGAGATAGGCGACATAATCAAGAAAGCCTTTGAAGCCATCAAGTACTGCGAGACGCTACCAGACGACGAACTACCACTTTGCACGCAAGATGAACGCTGGCACAAGCCCGACAAATGGGCGGTCAAGAAACCAGCCAACAAGAAAGCCCAGCGCCTCTTTGATACCAAAGCCGAGGCGGAAGCCTACCAGGCAGCCAACCCTGGGTTGGTAATCGAGTACCGACCAGGCGAGGACACGAAATGCCTCAAGTATTGCAGCGTAGCCGCATTCTGCGACCACGGAAAAGAACAACTAAAGGGGGAGCAATGAGGGAAGTATATATCGTAAGCAACGGGCACTATCCACACAGGCCGCTACTAGCCTTCAATAACAAAGACGACGCGGAAGCATTCGCCGAAAAGCTGGGCGTTTGCTCCGACGAAGTAGAGGCGGTCGGGCTAGTACCAGACTACCAGACAGACTACGGCATCCCGCGTTCAATCATAGCCGTTGAAGTACCAGCCACCGAGGGGGAATAGTATGAACCTATACGAGAAACTAAGGGCGGTCCAGCTAGAACTCAAGGCTCCCAAGAACCACAAGAACGACTTCGGTGGCTTCAACTACCGAAGCGCCGAAGATATAGAGGCAGCAGTCAAGCCGCTACTAAACACCAGCGGGCTGACAATGCTTATCGCCGACACGATAGAGCACATCGGCGAGCGGTACTACGTCCGCTCTACAGTACACCTAACAGACGGCGACGGGCACATCGAGAGCAACGGCTGGGCGCGAGAAGTAGACACCAAAAAAGGCTGCGACCCCGCGCAGATAACGGGCATGGCATCAAGCTACGCAAGAAAATACGCCCTCGGCGGGCTTTTCTTGATAGACGACCAGCCAGACGCTGATGCACAACAGGGAGAACAACCAGACCACTTAAAACAAGCCAAGAGCCACCTGTGGTCGGTACTAAAAGAAACAATGGGTGAAGATGCAGCCAAGAGCGAAATCGAGGCTATAAAGGCGCGGGAAGAGTTCAAGGACACCCCCGACTTTTGGAACAGGATAGCCTCAAGCTACGAGGGCAACAAATGAGTAACCAGCAGCAAATAAACAACGGCATCGCATATCTCGACAAGCGCACGAAAGAATACGAGGACGACATCAAGGCCGCAGCAACAGCGGAAGCAGAATACCGAAAAGCTAAAGCCCTGGCACTAGCAGACGAGAGGGCAAAAGGAACACCCGCCACGATCATGCGCGACCTGATATTCAGCCGTAAAGAGATACAAGACGCTTTCATGAAACGGGCTATGACCGCAGCGGTCGCAGACGCCGACAAGGAAGCTATAAACACCGAGAAAACCAAGCTAAAGCTGCTAGACGCCCAGGAAGCAAGGGACTGGCAGGCCAGCGGAGAAAGGGGCTACTAAATGAGCATAAACAGGGTAATCATCAGCGGAAATCTAACGCGTTCGCCAGAGCTAAGAAACACAGCCGCAGGGCTACCAGTACTCAGCTTCGGGATGGCGGTAAACGACAGACGGAAGAAAGCCGACGGGGAGTGGGAGGACTACCCCAACTTTGTCGACTGTACCCTTTTCGGGAGCCGCGGCGAATGGCTCTCGGAGCGCATGACCAAGGGGGCGCGAGTAGTAGTAGAGGGTAAGCTGAGGTGGAGCCAATGGGAAAAGGACGGCACCAAGCGGTCAAAAATTGAGGTCGTAGCCGACGAGGTGGTGCTCATGAGCGGATATCAGCAACCAGCCGAGCAGGTAGACGACGATATTCCGTTCTAGGAGCTACTATGAGGTATTTCGATCACGACACAACGGCAAGCCGAGACCACGGTATAAACGCTCTTAGGCTTGAGCATGGCAGCGTAGCTGTCGACCTGTACTGGGTAATTATCGAGAAAATCTACGACGACGAAGGGTCAATAAACCTAACCCTAACCAACTGGGAAACCAAGTCGGTTTTGCACTTGCTTAACATTGAGTTCTTAGAGCTTCAATCGTATGTAAAAACGATGCTCGAAATCGGGCTACTTGAGGGCGACCTTGGAGAGCTAAAAAGTGACCGCGCTTTAGCTAATATCGAGGCATATCAGAGAAGGGCTGAAACCGCACGTCAGAACGGAAAACTGGGGGGTAGAAAAACCAAAGCAAAAACCCAGCAGAAACCGACTGGGTTTCAAGGTTGCAACCAATCAGGAAACCAAGACCCTTGCAAGAAAAGAAAAGAAAAGAAAGGCGTCGGCGGGAAAAATAACCCGCCGAACGCCACCGCTAGCGGCGCGGGCGAGGATAAACCAGCCCCGCACGCGGTGAGCCTTGAGGAACATGTAGCAGCTATGCAAGCAGCATCCGTGCCATGCCCTGAGAATGTGCGATCAGAAATCATGGGCGCACTCAAGGCGGTGAGCGCATGAGGTTGACATCACAACAACTGGCAGGGCTAGACGCCCGCAGCGCCGAGCTCATGGGCAAGCCATCCATCGGCGCCCACTACACCCGCGAGGACTACCGAGCTCACAAGCTAGACCAGGGCGCACGGTGTACCCTTTGCGGAAAACCAGCAACCGACGCGCACCACGTAGTCCCCCGCGGACACTCAAGGGGCTTCACGGTAGACACACCCCTCGGGCAATTCGTAACGCTCACGCCGCTTTTTGCCCTATGCCGAGCATGCCACAGCGACATACACGACCGAGCCCGCTACCAGATAACCTGGCGCTGGAAGGAAGAGCGATACCAGCAGGAATGGTGGGACGGGCACACCCTAGGGCGCATCTGCCCCGCAGGATCACCCTGGCTATTCCAGGAAGGCTGCTACCACGTAACGGACAGAGAGACGGGGGAAGAATACGAGGTGAGCAAATGAGCCAAGAAAAATACATCCTAGACCCCTGCTGCGGGAGCCGCATGTTCTGGTTCGACAAAGAAAACGAACACGCCCTTTTTTGCGACATCCGCAGCCTACACACAACGCTCTGCGACGGTAGGAAGCTAGACATCGAGCCAGACCAGTTTGCCGACGTAACAAGCCTCCCATTTGAGGATGAAACGTTCTACCACGTAATCTTCGACCCCCCCCCCACATGAACACCCTAGGCGAGGGCTCGTGGATGGCGAAAAAGTACGGGCGACTACCAGAGGACTGGCAAGACTTCATCAGGCGGGGCTTTTCAGAATGCCTAAGAGTACTCAAGCCCCACGGTACGCTCGTATTCAAGTGGAACGAGCACGACATCAAAACGAGCGAAATACTAAAGGCGATAGACAAAGAGCCGCTATACGGACACAAAAGCGGCAAGCTCCAAAAGACGCACTGGCTAGTTTTCATGAAGGACTAAGGGGGCAACTATGAAACACTACGGGCAAGTAAAGGGGCGCAGCTACCCGGCCGACCAGCCGACGCCCAACATCAGGAAAACCGAGAAATGCGCCCGCTGCGGCTTTGATAGACCGCTAAAAGACTTCAAGACCTACCGCAGACCAGACGGGAGCTACTACCGCATAAAGGTTTGTGCTGAATGCCACGAAAAGAGCCTGGGACAATGACCGAAGCCGAGCGCAACAAGATACGCCAAGTCAAGCCCTGGCTCGAGCGGGTAAGGATAGCCTCAAGGGAAAGCCGCAAAGCCCAGGCGCTCGTCGACTACCTGAGGGCAAAGGCCGAGGAAGTAGGGGCGATAGACTACACCCGAGAACGAGTACACAGCTCGGTCGGCGAGCATAGCATGGCAGACCACATGGACGGGCTAGTACTAGCAAGGCTAGAGGCTAGCGCAGCACTAGCAAGCTACCGAGCCGAGGTAGACGACGCCGCCCGCAGGCTAAAAGACCTAGACGCAGAATACTTCCTAATCCTGGGCGCCTACTACCTGGACGGCGCCGACACCCTAGCAGACGCGGGGAAGAGGGTCGGGGAGATCCAGCGGGGCGCGGGCATGCAACCGATAAGCGGTCAGGCAATCTACCGCAAGCATGACGCGGCACTACTAGCAGCCTTTGAAGTAATACCAACCGAATGGCGAGACCCACGTCCGCCAGCAGTCTAGAGGGAGAAACAACATGAACGAGTTTCGAGAGTGGCTACCGTTCTTGTGGATAACCGTACCGTGGGGACTTGGCTGCCTGATATGGGCGCTACTTTAGACCAAAGAAAGAGAGGATAAAAATGGAGACAATCAACATCAACGGAAAAGAGTACATCGAGAAGGGATGCGACGAGTACAACGAGACTGAGCATGTCTGCATCATAGCTGACCGAGGTTGGATATTCGAGGGATACAAGAGAGACGATGGGAGCCTAGGTAATGCTCACGTCGTTAGGTCATGGAGCAATGGACTAGGTATAGGCGGACTTGCTGACGAAGAGCATAAAAACGACTACACGCTAGACGCTATTGGTGATATACGCATCGCTCCTAATGCAATCATTGCTGAAATTCCTCTGAGGTGGTAGTCATGCACGGCTACGGCTACGGCTACGGCAACGGTAACGGCGACGGCAACGGTAACGGCTACGGCGACGGCGACGGCTACGGCGACGGCTACGGCTACGGCTACGGCTACGGCTACGGCTACGGCTACGGCGACGGCTACGGCGACGGCTACGGCTACGGCTACGGCTACGGCAACGGTAACGGCGACGGCAACGGTAACGGCTACGGCGACGGCTACGGCTACGGCTACGGCAACGTTTTCTACTAGGTGGAGACATGGAGAAGTACAACGACTTAATCAAGCAGGCACACGCTGCTCTCAAGTACGCAATTCAAGAGCAGAGCGTGAAGTACCTAGACATTGCAATATCCGACATAGAGCGCCAGATGAGAGAGTTGGGGATAGAGGTGGAGCATGGGAATGACCGCTAGTCAGTATGACAACATCCTATACTCGCCACCAGAGGAAAACCCGCTAGAGCATGAACTATACCAGCTAGAGACAAAGCTGGATGATATGGGCGCACTAGCCGAGAGCATGTTTGACGCGCTAGACGAACTAGGCAAGTCAGGCAAGTTCGTTAAAGAAGCAGCACGCTTAGGCATTATTTAGAGGAAGTGAGTACCGATGACTAAAGACCCTATTGAGAAGTTGCGCGATATTGCATCTGAACTTGATGATTGTGCGGCATCAATGAGCGAACATGGCTGGTCGCCAGTAAGCACGAAGATACAGATGGCAATACAAGAAATCGAAGCACGGTATCTAAAGCTACCGCTTGATGCAGACGGTGTGCCTATTAAGCCTGGGGACATCTTAAAGAGCAAACAAAACGGCATTATCTATGATGTAGAAGCAGTAGCAGAGGACGAAGTTGCTCTAAAGCACGTTCCTTGGATACATGCTTCCAACCTCTTCTATCACAAAAAACCAGACACCATAGAGAGCTTACTAGAAGAATTGGTACTGCGTGAAGACCTGGGTATCTTATCCATGGAAGCAGAGCGGGAAGAAATGGACGCGCTGCTGGAACAATACGCCGAGCGTATCAGGAAGGTGGTGCAGGATGGCTAAGTGCAATGCGTGCGGACGCAAGCTAGACACCTTCAACTCAATACGATTCACCGAACGCGAATGCTGAGGAATCGACTACACGGGCAAGAAGGAGTACCAGACAACCAGCTCCACTGTCTGCTCGGTGTGCGCAGTGTACGTTGAGCAAGGAATAGTTAACGGGACTGCCAGAGCGAAGATTATGGCTGCTCATAGCGAGAAAGCAAGGAAGATTAAGGCGGTGGAGAAATGAATGAACTTCTAGGTGCATTTGTAGCCGTTATGTCTGCTGGTTTTGTTTCCTTCCTGATAGTTATGATGATTGACCCGTACGAATGAATGAGGTGGTGGAGTAATGAAAGAGTACATCATCAGCCACGAGCAGCTAGAGAGGTTGTTCGGGTGGATAGACCAACTAACCCTACTAGTCCACGGAGATGAAGCAGAGCCTTACATAGGTAAACGCCTAGCACTCTATGAGCAGCTTGAAGTGCCACCTGTCTTGCGGTGTAAGGATTGCAAGTACTTCGACCAAGTGGGTTGGACTGACGGGATTACAGGCGACTGTATGAAATTTTATGAGGTCTATGGCTACGACCACTGCCTGCTTACAACAACGACAGACGGCTTCTGCGCGTGGGGCGAGAGGAAGGTGGTGGACGAATGAGCGACTACCGTTTTGGAGCGGATGACTACGGTCTGAGCATCTATCCGAAAGAAGCGTTTGATACCAGCGGTGGTTTCGACATTGAAAAGGTTGAACGTGTCGAAATAGATTGGGTGGAATTCGTGCGGAAGCGGACATGCAAAGTTGAATCTACTATCCGCCACGAATACGAAGGAGTATACGCAGGAATTGAATATGAACACAAGTTGAGCTGCGGACATAGCACATACTGGTCGGATTGTGATTACCCAGACTACTGTCCGTGGTGCGGGTGTGAGGTGGTGGAGTAATGGTCGATAAAACCCCGCTGCGCCTTGCGTGCGAGAGATACGCCGAATGCGTCGGCTCATGCCCCTACGACATGCACGACCTTTACGAGCCTTGGGAAGAGAGCTGCTATGAGATGTGCAGCGCAAGCATCGACTATGCGGAGTGCTGGGAGAGGTATTTCACGCAGCAGGCAGAGAAGGTGGTGCAAAGGCAGCGCGAACAGATAGTGCGGTGTAAAGATTGCAAGCACTTCGACGACCACTACGGCAAGTGCCATAGACCCGTACTTGTCCTGAATTCGATAGACTCCAGCGTCTACTGGACTGACGAAATAGACGATGGGAATACGTATGCAACCCATGCCGAGCCTGACGGCTTTTGCGCTTGGGGTGATAGGAAGTTTGTAAGTTGCCGCGCTACTGCCCGAACTGCGGCGCAAAGGTGGTGGACTAATGACTAACTACCAACCAGGCAGCGAATACATCTGCCGAGTTATCAACCTAGTAGCAGAGTTAGCACAAGAACAAGACGGTGCTGTTCTATGCCACCCACAAGAGCCTATTGTGCGTTGCAAGGACTGTCGCTTCTATATCGAAGATGAATCTGCTTGCTGGTATTTTGGGCATTGTGAAATTGTATGTTTCAGCCTTGAAATGCATCCGTCTGATGTTGAGGTAGAGCCTGATGGTTTCTGTGCTTGGGGCGAGCCAAGGGAAGGGAGCGAACAATGAAACCAACCGACAGACTACGGGAGCTGGCAATTAAGCTAGACAACATCACCATCGAAGAGAGAGACGGCGGCTACTCGGTTAGATACGTGACAGGAAGCACCGAGACAGTAGGCACCTTCCTGAACGATATAGCCGCCCTAATCGAGGATAAATACATGGAGCTACCCACAGACCAAAAGGGCGAGCCGATCCATATCGGCGACCAAGTACAAGGACAATCAGACGGCAAGCTCTGGCTTGTATCAGGCATCGGGCAAGGCGGCCACTCGATCATAGCGGGCACCAACGGTCGAAATTTTCACAAGCGCCTCAGACCCGAGTGGCTAGCCAAGCCCGAGACGGTAGCAGACATCCTGGAAGAACTACTCAGGATATACACCGACGAGGGACTAGAGCAGCGCCAACTGATAGCAGCAGACTACAGGGAGCGGATAAAGAGGGCGCAGCGATGAGGGACGCATTACTACTACTAGCCCTCGCCCACTTCATAGCCGCAGCATTCAGCATCGAGAGGCGGGGAGCATACGCAATCTGCGGGTCGGTATTTCTAACGGGATACCTGCTGGCATAAAGAATGATAAGCCCAGACAATCAAAACCGTGATATAATATACACAGGAGCCGTCCGCAATCGGGCGGCTTTTGTCGTGCCTACTCCCTCGGCACGCAAGGGGCTGGGCGGTAAAACGTACATCAGCACCCTCCTTTCACGGCGCAGATACATGCCACGCGCCGCCCGCCCCGAACATAAGGACACCGCATGCCACAGCGACCAGGCAGAGATACAAGGACATGGCGCCGCCTACGCAAAGAACTAAGGGCGCAAGCGCAGAGGGAGAACAGAGTATGCTGGATATGCGGGCAACCCATAGACTATACAGCCCCAGCCCACCACCCAGACAGCTGGGAGCCTGACCATATCATCAGCCCACTAGATAGACCAGACCTAGCCGAGGACGCTAGCAACATCAGAGACGCCCACGCCAGCTGCAACAGGGCGCGACATTTGAGCAACGTACTAGGACTAGGCACACGCAAGCCCCGCCTCAGGTAGGGGGGCTCAAAATCTTGAGCAATAGGCGGGCGCGTCGAC